CCACTTTTGGCCGAACGCGTGCATGTCTACGCTGACCGGCTGTATCTGCCGGAAAATGACGCCACGCTACTACCGCTTCCGGCAGAACCGGGAGCATTGCACGGTCATGACCCGTCATTAATGATCGTTGACGAGCTGCACGTTGTCACCGAAGACGTTTGGGAAGCCGTGACCAGCGTGTCTGGCAAGCGGCCTGAAAGTCTCACTTTGGCGATTTCGACGCCGGCCGATTCTGCGGATTCGGTGATGTGGCGTCTTGTGGAGCATGGCCGCGCTGGTACAGACCCGTCGTTCTACTTTCGTGAGTACCTCGCGCCTGATGGTTGCGAGGTTGACGACCGGGGCGCGTGGCGCATCGCCAACCCTGCGTTGGCCGATGACGAGCCGTTTCTGTCTGAGGATGGCCTAGAAAGCGTTTTGAAGACGATTCGAGAACCGGTTTTTCGTCAGTTGCGTCTAGGTCAGTGGGTCACTGGCGTGCAATCGTGGCTTCCGTGGGGAGCGTGGTCACAGTGTGTCAAGCCACGAAAAATCTCCCCGAACGAACGCGTGGTTTTCGCTTTTGACGGTTCGGCGTCAGGTGACAGCACGGCTTTGGTCGGAGCCACGATGGACGGGCACGTGTGGATCGAAGGCATTTGGGAGAATCCCGGCGATCCACGTTGGCGCGTTCCGCGTGAAGATGTCAGTGCCGCAGTGGATTTAGCGTTTTCGCGCTACAACGTGGTCGAGCTGGCGTGTGATCCTTGGGGGTGGCGCTCTGAGATTGAAGCGTGGGCGAACCGTTACGGCGAAAAGCGAGTTCTGGAGTGGAACACCGCAGCGGCGCAGCGTATGGCACCGGCAACGGACCGGCTGTATCAGGCGGTGATGACGAAAACCGTTACTCACGACGGTGACGAACGTTTGAGTTCGCATATCGAGCATTGCGTTGCGAAACGTACGCCAATGGGTGATTTGGTGAGCAAGGATAAAAAGGGTTCGCCGCGCAAGATTGACGCCGCTGTGGCTGCTATTGTGGCTTATGATAGGGCCGCTTGGCATTCAACCAAGACGACCAGAAAGCGCACCGTCAGTTTTGCGTGATTAGGACTCATTGTGACAATTCCACTTGTACCGGTAACGCCAAAAGATTTTTTGCTTAAGCTTCTGCAAAAGCTAGACGAACCATTGGCGAGATATTCACTGTTGGACAGTTACTATACTGGAAATCAGCCGTTGGCGTTTCTAAGTCCTGAATCGCGAATCGCGCTCGGTAACCGTTTCGGTCGTATGGTTTCCAATATTCCACGTTTGTCGGTTACGGCGCTGACTGAACGGCTGCAAATCACGGGGTTCTCAGATAAAGCGTTGTGGGTTGAGTGGCTGCGCAACGACATGGATTTGTTTTCAAACGTCGCACATCGTGAGGCGTTGCTGCTCGGCGATTCGTACGTCATCGTTTGGGCGGATTCCTTTGGGCGACCGAAAGTTACGGTAGAGAGCGCGAAGCAAGTTTCGTGCTTGTTTGATCCCGGAACGCGAGAAATCACGGCTGCCGTGAAGCGCTGGGAGACGGAAACGACGACCGAAGCAATTTTGTATCTGCCGGGCAGAATCATTCATTACAGAGCCAACCACACGGGCGCAGTGCTCGGTTTCGAAGCGGTGAAGGAAATTCCGAATCCGCTGGGTGTGGTCCCGGTCGTGAATCTGCGGAACTCTGATTTGATTCTGGCGGACTATGGCGCTTCTGAAATTGACGACCTGATGCCATTGGTTGACGGTTTGAATAAATCTCTCGTGGACATGATGACGACGAGTGAATTTGTCGGCAGGCCGCGACGTTGGGCAACGGGTATCGAGCTCGAAGAAAAACCGGTTATCGACAGCGACGGAAATCCAGTAGTTGACGACGACGGCGAACCGGTACTAGAAGCGGTCAACCCGATTCCCGAGGGCAACCGCGCAATGATTTCGGAAAACGCAGAAGCGAAATTTGGACAGTTGGCCGCTGCCGATTTGGGTGGTTATGAGGCTTCGGTCCGAATTTTTCTCGGTCAGATCATGGCGGTTTCTACGCTCCCAGCTCACTACGTCGGCGTTTTTACCGACAACCCCGCCAGCGCCGACGCGTTGCGTGCATCCGAAGCGTCGTTGACAGCTCGCGCCGAAGCGCGCCAGGAAATTTTCGGTAGAGCGTGGGAGAAAGTCGCGAAACTGATGGTCGCGGTTCTCGACCAGGTGGACCCGAATACGGTTGACGACGTTGTGGTTTTTTGGTCAGAAGCCGGAACGCGGAGCATGGCCCAAGAAGCCGACGCCGCTGTGAAACTCTTTGAAGCCAATTTGTTGCCGCGAGCGTTCACGCTGCGAAAGCTCGGATACAGCGAAGAAGAAATTTTAGAAATCGAGTCTGAGTTTCGATTTCAGTCCGTACTGAATGAAGCTCCAACCAAAGATGAAGTAAATACATAATAGATCGGGATATAGAAGATGTTTGTTAAGAACGATGAAATCGAAAACGAAGGCACCAACACCAACGCCCTGGCGGGCACTGACACGACGACCACTGAACCAACCGCGTTGGAATCCGACGAGACCGTGGACGAGAACGCGGACGGACCGAACGACGAAAACGACAGCGACGACGACGAAATAGACAGCGATTCAACTACTTTCAGTCGAACCTACGTGGAGAAGTTGCGGCGCGAGAATGCGAGCTATCGCGAGCGTGCGAACCGCTCTGACGAGCTGGCGCAGCGCTTGCATACGGCGATGGTTGCGGCTACCGGACGCATGGCAGACCCGACCGATTTGGTTTTCGACGCTGCACACTTGGACGACCAAGACGCCATGAATACCGCAATAGATGAATTGCTCTCGAAGAAACCGCATTTGGCGTCTCGGCGTCCGTTCGGTGACGTTGGGCAGGGCAATCGGGGCGCAGTGTCGGACGCTCCGGTCAATTTGGCGGATATCTTGCGTGCCCGCGCCTAGGTAGTGCGGTATAGTGCCAATAACGCGCCTGATGCGCTTCTCTGATTGAACGTCCCGATGGCGTTAGCGATCAATTCACTTTTTCATTTTGATTGTTAGGACGTTTTTATCATGGCTGTAAGTACCGCAAACGCTACCGAACTCACTCAGCAACAAGTTGCGAGGATTCTGGTAAAGCCGCTGGAGGAATCTGCAAAATTCCTCGCCGCTGGCCCGCGTATTTTTGATACTGCGAGCGAGCTTCGGTTGCCGAAGCTTGGTGGTCCGACCACTGTCGGATTCGTCGGTGAGAACCAACTGATTCCCGATGCAGATGTCGATTTCGATGAGGTCGTGCTGATGCCGACCACCATGAAGAGCATCAAGACTCTGACCAAGTACAGCAACGAGCTGTCGCGTCAGTCGGTGATCGGTCTCGATCAAGCTCTGAAAGATCGGTTGGTGACCGATGTCGCGGCCAAGCTGGATTCTCAGCTGTTCGGCGCTACCGGTGACGGCACCACCACGCCGCAGGGTCTGTTTGCGTGGGCCGGTACCCAGACGCTCGCAATCGGTGGCGCAATCGAGCTGGACGACCTGCACGACGCCGAAGCACTCGCACTCGGTGAAGACGTGGAGCCGACAAATCTCAAGTGGGTGATGACTCCCCGCGAGCTGATCAAGCTGCGGAAAATCAAGGCCACCGATGGCAATTACATCGTGCAACCCGATGTCACTGCCGCTGGCGGCTACACGCTGTTGGGTCATCCGGTGATCGTGACCAAGCGTGTTCCCGATTTGGCGGGTACGCCGAACACCGGTCGCGCCGCTCTGCTCGATTTCTCTCAGGTGGCGGTCGCTCGCGATCTTGCGCCGACTGTGAAGATTCTCGATCAGACTTTCGGCGACTACGACCAAATGGCAATCCGCGTGGTGTGCCGGTATGACGCAAAGCCGCTGAACGCCGAAGCGGTTATTAAGCTGACCGGAATCACTATCTGACGATGGCTGCCGTAACCGGCCAAAAGGTCGCAGATTTTCTCGGCGGGGGGACCGACACCAATTTGGTTGCCCTCGCCGGGAATCATGCGCAGGTCGTCACACAAATGTGCCGTGCGTACACGCGTGACGTTGGTTTTACCGATGGCGTGCCAAACGATGAAATCGCCGCCGTTATTGTCACTGCTGCCGCTCGACTGGTTTCGAATCCGCAACAGCTCGCCAATGACGTCGGCACCGTTTCGATGCGTGGCGGATTCAACGGTTTTAGCCTTACCGAACGTCTCGTTTTGAATCGCTACCGGAAGAAAGCGCAGTGATTTTCAACGACAAGGTGAACGTGACCCTGAAAGAGAAGCGCACCGTCAATGGCACAGTAACGACGGTTACCGTTTTTCAGGGTGATGTTCCCGCGATTGTCACGTTTCTAGATTCGGCAATCAAGTTTGACCCGGCAGGCGGCAAGATCAGTTCTCGATTGCAGATCGTTCTCAGTCCGTTCGCTTTCGAGATTCCGCCGGTGCCCGCTAGTGGATTGGTTGTACTGATGTATCGACAGTTCACGAGTCTGGCGATTGACGGTTGGGTGGAGCCGCACTATCAGAATGCTCGACTGCACCACTACGAAATCATCGCCAAGGCGGTGTGATGGCTGCGTACCGCATGACCCCGGCCAGGCGTGCAGCTCTGGAAAAAGCACAAGCCGCCTCGGCGGCGAAACGGCGATTGGCGACCCGTGGCCGTTCGTCTCGTTTGCTGAACAGGAAAGCCGTCGCTCTGGTTGCAATCGGAGGCGTTGTCGCTCACAAAATTGGGCAGCAGCTCGAAGAGAACCGTTTTGAATCAGAAAATCAAAAGATCATTGACCGGCACACGGAATTAGCGCGTTTCCACAACGCACGCCTGAATCGGCTTCGATCTATGGTGTTTCCGATGCAGTTCCCGAGGGATTTTGGCGAGCAAAATGCGCGTCGTGAAGCCATTGACGTTCTGAAGCGGAAAAAGAAGAGAACTTGAGAAAGTCCCGTGCGTGTTAAATGCGTTCCCGATTCGTCAGCATAAGGAACTGCCACGACCGCATCTCCGTTGCGCGAGTAGTTACCTGCACGCACGGGACTTTCTCAACCTGTCGTTATGCGGCGCAGGTGTCACCTACTTCGCCGCTTCGCGATTAACGATCGTGCCGAAAAGATCGAAATTACTGATCCCGTAATCGGGCGCGATGCAGTCAAGCTTCTTCCGATTTAGTTGACATGTAGCATCGGAGAACTTCTGGTAGTTGTTTCTCCACCTGTCGATCGAACTCAAAAGATCTGATCGCGCCTTACTCGGCGGTAGCGTTTTCGCGTCTTTTTCGAACGAATCCAGACCGGCGTATTGCAAACCAATACACGCGTTATACGTCGGATTGTCGGCTTGGTCATCGCATTTTCTAGCCAGATATCCGCCGTATTCGGTTTGCAGGTACTTCCACGTCACGCCCGATTCGGCTGCGGGTGAAGCTGTCACCGTGACCGTCTTGGCCTCGGGCGGGTGATCGTTCCCGCCGCACGCCGAGATGGGCACGACGGCAGCCGCCAGGATCGCCGCGACGGCGACAACACGCGTTCTCATGGCCCAGATGCTATGACAGCTTGACAGCGTGTTCACAGCTTTTGGCCGTGCCCACATTTTGCCCACAATCTGCCCACAAAACCCGTGATCTGGCGTTAGGTGCTGTTAGTCGTTTTTGCTGGTCAGGGCGTTTTAGTCGCCCTGACCAGCGGGCCGGAAGGGGTTCAATTCCCGGCAGCTCCACAACTTAATAGCAGGTGCGAACCCCGCCCGTCGGTACGGGCGGGGTTTCGCTGTTTTTGACAGGTCAGTTATTCGC